ATGGTTAATCCAAAGGGCGTCAATGTAATGGCAACCCGCGCAAAACGGGTTGCCCAAAAAACAAAAAAGAGAGTAGTGCAGGTTAGCAAAGGCCTTAAGGGCTTTGTCCTGTACATGCTCACAGAGCTGTTCATGGGAAGAAAGATCACCCCAAATGTCAAACAGCTCTGGAAAAAATCAGACAAAAACAGCTTGATTCATGTGCTGACCAAGATAAAACGCATCGTAGGAAACCTTCTGAAAGGAGTATCTGGGCGGAAAAAGCGACGATCAGTGGAAGCAACAGGCTTTGTCAGTACGCTTCTATTTGGCATCGTGCTCACGGCCTCTGTCTCACGCCACGCCCATCACACATTGTTGAATGTAACTAAAGAAGACACAAATCAAATTCTAACGCTGCGCAATGGCAACTGCACCGTGGTCTCAATGGATGTAGGCTCTTGGTGTGACGACAACGTTGAATATGATTGTGTCACTCTGCAAGACAATGAAGAACCTGACGACGTGGACTGTTGGTGCTACAAGGTGAATGGGGTTCGTGTGACATACGGAAAATGCCGTGAGGGAAACACCCCCAGACGATCTAAAAGAGCAGTAGTCATTACAGCTCATTTGGATCAGGGCTTGACAACAAAGAAGGAAACATGGCTGGGTAGCAGTCATTTTGAGACCCAGATTCAGAAAATTGAAAAATGGATTATTCGGAACCCAACATATGCCATTGCAGCTATTATCATGGCTTGGTACATTGGCAACTCCACTAAACAACGTGTGGTTTTGTTACTCCTAACTTTAGCTTTGGGGCCTGCTTATGCCACTCATTGTGTTGGCATAGCAAAGAGGGACTTCGTGCAAGGGGTCCAGGGCACAACATGGGTTAACGTGGTAATGGAGCAAGGTGCATGTGTTACGATAGTAACAGAGGGAAAACCAAGTGTGGATGTTTGGATGGAAGGAATCACATTCTCCTCACCAACCATGGTCCGGAGGATCAGTCACACAGCCACTATCAGTGACACGAAAATCTCATCAGCCTGCCCCTCTACAGGGGAAGCTAAGTTGGATGAGGAGCATGACAAAACCTTTGAGTGCAAAAGAACGTACTCAGATAGAGGCTGGGGCAATGGTTGTGGATTGTTTGGTAAAGGAAGCATTGTGGCTTGTGCCAAGTTCACTTCTACCGGACACATGGATGTCTATGAGATGGACATGACAAAGGTTGAATACACGATTAAAACCCAAGTTCATTCAGGGGCAAAAAGTGATGATACAACAGGAGTGAAAGAAATCAAGTTTACTCCAGTGTCAGGCACTCAAACTGTGGAATTCCCTGGATATGGGAATTTGGGACTAGAGTGTATCGTTCAGTCGGACATTGACTTCACAACTCATTATTTGGTTGTTCTGGGAACTGATGCTTGGCTCGTTCACAAAGCTTGGGTCGAAGATGTAACATTGCCATGGAAACATGAAGGGGCAGCCAGCTGGAGAGACAAGCAATACCTGGTTGAGTTTGGTGAACCACATGCCGCCACGATCAAAGTGTTGGTCCTTGGGTCCCAAGAGGGCGCCCTGAGGACTGCTCTGGCTGGGGCCATGATGGTGACTCATGACAGTTCAGCAAAGACATTCAAACTCCATGGTGGTCATGTAACTTGCAAAGCGAAACTTAATGATCTGGTCATTAAAGGGACTACCTACACAAACTGTAGAGGTGGTTTGTCTTTCGTGAAGACACCAACTGATACTGGACATGGAACTGTGGTGATGCAAGTCAAAGTTTCTCGAAATGCTCCATGCCGCCTCACTGTGATAGCAGCTGATGATGCATCTGGTCATGTCAACCGTGGTACCCTGGTGACGAGCAACCCAATAGCCAATTCAAACAATGATGAGGTTCTAGTTGAGGTGAATCCCCCATATGGATCTAGTTACCTCATAGTTGGAACTGGCGATGATAAGCTTGTTTATCAATGGAAGAAATCCGGCAGCTCCATCGGGAAACTGTTCTCAGAGACGGTGAAGGGAGCGCAAAGAATGGCAATTGTTGGCAGCTCGTCGTGGGATTTTTCATCAGCAGGGGGTTTTTTCTCATCAGTCGGGAAGGCCCTGCACACTGTGTTCGGCACCGCTTTCCAGGGGATTTTTGGAGGGCTTAGTTGGATCACGAGGGTCCTGATTGGTGTCTTGCTAATCTGGCTTGGACTAAATTCAAGGAATGGAATGGCCACAACAGTCATGATGATTACTGGTTTTGTGATCCTCTTCCTGTCACTAGGAGTGGGAGCTGAGATCGGATGCTCAGTTAACTGGGGCCAAAAGGAGCTCAAGTGTGGAAATGGCATCTTCATATACAATGATGTGGATGATTGGTTCAACAAGTACAAGTACCATCCCGAAGATCCAAAGACAATGGCTGCTTTAATAGAGAAAGCATGGAAAAAAGGGGCGTGTGGATTGACCTCAGCAACTGAATTAGAACATGTGATGTGGACCAAACTTCACTCCGAGCTCAATGCCATTTTGGAAGAAAATGAGATTGATCTCACAATCCAAGTGCATGACAGCCGAAGTGTTTACAAGCGTGGTCAAAAGAGATTTCCTAGAGTGGAGACAGAACTCTCATATGGATGGAAGACATGGGGGAAGAGCTTTGTTATCAATCCAGTGGCAACAAACAACACGTTCCACATAGACAGTAAAGAAGAGCAATGCCCACTATCCAACAGGGTCTGGAACTCATTGGAAATAGAGGATTTTGGTTTTGGAGTCTTTTACACAAATGTCTTCCTCAGGCAGAAAACAGACAGGACAAACAATTGTGATACAGCACTGATGGGAGCTGCTGTGAAAGGGGATGTTGCTGTGCATGCTGACCCAGGTTTTTGGTTGGCAAGCCATGAAGTGAATGGCACATGGGAAATCAAAACCATAGAGTTTGTGGCCTATCGTGAATGCGAATGGCCCCATAGTCACACAATCTCAGGAAACCAGGTTATGGAAAGTGACATGTTCATGCCCAAAAGCATAGGAGGCCCTATCAGCCATCTTAATCATGTTCCTGGTTACAAAGTGCAAGTTAATGGAGCATGGGCGTATGGCAAATCCATTGTCCAAAGGGACTTCTGTCCAGACACCACAGTCAAGATTGATGAGCAATGTCAAGATAGAGGTAAATCAATTAGAAGCACCACTACCGAGGGAAAGGTCATCAAAGAGTGGTGCTGTAGATCTTGCACACTTCCACCAATGAGCTATTGGACATCAGAAGGCTGTTGGTATGCCATGGAAGTTAGGCCAATGAAAACACCAGAAAAACATCTTGTCAGGTCCTGGGTTGCTGCCGGGGAGGCATATCCATCATGGAGCATTGGCCTCATAGCCATGTTCCTGTTTGTGGACATCTTCTCAAGATCTCGACCCACCGCTGGCGTGATGATTGGAGGATCGGTTTTCTTACTGGCAATCATGATCATGGGAGAGTTGAGCTATCTAGACTTGTTTAGGTACATCATTGTGGTGGGGGAACACTTCTTGGAAAGAGAGGCAGGAGGTGATGTTGCCTATATGGCTATCATAGCTGCCTCCCGGCTACGACCAGGATTGTTGGCCTTGTATTTTGTGAAAAGTTCCTGGAGTCCAAAACAAAGAGTCATATTGGCCCTGGGGTGTGCCCTTCTGCAGCCCATGTTGGCAACTCATATTGAGCCCACAGTTTGGGAATGGGCTGATAGTATTGGCCTGGTCCTTCTTGTGATCCAAGGAATGGTACGGAATAAAGAGAAGAATTGGGCCTTGTTGCTATTGGCCTTCTGCTCTCCAGTGTCAGCAATAACCATTAGGAAAGCTTCAATGATTCTTGGTGTTGGAGGGTTGTTTCTGAGCCTATGGCGAGGGGGAGGCAGCTCAATGAGAAAAGGACTGCCATTGGCAGCGGCGGCCTTGACTCGTCTATTAGGTTTGACGCAGGCTCACCTAAGTGTGTTATTCATCCTCCTTATCACACAAAATGCTAAGAGAGCATGGCCAATAGGTGAATGCATGGCCGCCGTTGGAATAATGGGAGCTGCTTTTGGAACCGTGTTTAGTGAGGATGAAACGCTTTTGGGGCCACTTGCCATAACAGGGATTGTTTTAGTCATCTATACCATGTTTGCTCAGAGCGATGGGCTGGAAATCACAAAGGTTGCAGATGTCTCATGGAGTGATGAGGCTGTGATAACCGGTGAGTCCAGACGATTTGACGTGGCTCTAAATGACTCTGGTGAATTTAAATTACTTGATGAACCTCCAATTTCATGGTATAATGTGGGGTTTTTAGTGACGGCAATCATCGCATCCTCTGTGCACCCAGTGGCTCTAGTGGTGGTTCTTATCGGATGGAGCTACTGGAGGTCAGAAAAGAGGAGTGGAGTCCTTTGGGATATCCCAGTGGCACCCAAGATTGAGACTTGTGATCACCTGGATGATGGAGTTTACAGGATCACACAGAAAGGACTATTTGGCCAGTCACAAGCTGGAGCTGGAGTGGTGAAGGATGGAGTGTTTCACACCATGTGGCATGTGACCCGGGGAGCATTTCTACTACATCAGGGTAAGAGATTAACTCCAACGTGGGGCTCTGTAAAGAAGGACCTAATAAGTTATGGAGGCAATTGGAAACTTGAGAGCACATGGAATGGGGTTGATGAAGTCCAACTCATTGCGGTGGTTCCAGGGAAGCCAGTCTCCAATGTGCAGACAAAACCAGGGGTTTTCATGATGCCTGGAGGAGAAGAAATTGGAGCAGTTTTGATTGATTATCCATCAGGAACATCAGGATCTCCAATCATAGATAGACATGGCAACATCTTGGGACTGTATGGCAATGGGATTGTTCTTGAGAACGGGTCATATGCCTCGGCCATCTCACAAACACAAGTTGAAAAGACTGAAGAAGTAGAGACCCCAGGTTTAAATAAAATTCTAAGAAAAGGAGAATTCACAATGCTCGACTTCCATCCAGGCGCTGGGAAGACCAGGAAGCACTTGCCAAATATCCTTAGGGAGTGTGAAAAGAAAAGATTGAAAACCGTAGTATTGGCTCCCACTAGAGTGGTTCTAAGTGAAATGAAAGAAGCTCTCACTGGAGTTCAAGCTAAATTTCATACCCAGGCTTTCAATGCGGCATCAACTGGCAGAGAGCTCATTGATGTCATGTGTCATGCCACATTGGTTCACCGGATGCTGGAGGGAGTAAGAACGGGCAACTGGGAAGTGATCATTATGGATGAAGCTCATTTTCTGGATCCGACAAGCATAGCAGCTAGGGGTTGGGCTTTTCATAAAGCAAAGACCAGGGAGAGTGCTGTAATTTTCATGACCGCAACGCCACCTGGCACATCAAACGAATTTCCAGAATCCAACGCAGAAATTGAGGACATTAGAAAAGACATCCCAACGGAACCATGGAACAGGGGTTATGAATGGATCTTGGAAGACAAGAGACCTACTGTTTGGTTTCTACCAAGTATCAAATCAGCAAATGTCATGGCAGCTTGTCTAAGAAAGGCCAACAGGAATGTTGTTGTGTTGAACCGCAGCACTTTTGAAAATGTCTATCCAACCATTAAAACGAAAAAACCCGACTTCATCCTGGCTACCGACATTGCCGAAATGGGGGCCAACCTCCCAGTGGAGAGAGTGATCGACTGCCGAACAGCATACAAACCAGTCTTGATGGACGGGAGAGTAGCCTTAAAGGGACCCCTACGGATAGCAGCAGCAGCCGCGGCTCAGCGAAGAGGAAGAATAGGAAGAAACCCAGATAGAGATGGAGACACCTACGTCTATGGAGAGGACACCTGTGAAACAAATGACCATTTAGTGTGCTGGACAGAGGGCTCAATGCTCCTGGATAACATGCAGGTTAAGGGTGGTTTTGTGGCTCCTCTGTATGAGGAAGAGGCTATGAAGACATCCATGGCTCCAGGAGAATGCAGGTTGAGGGACGACCAAAGAAAAGTTTTTAGGACACTGGTCAGGAAACATGATCTTCCTGTCTGGCTCTCTTGGCAAGTGGCAAAGGCTGGTCTGGCAATTGACGACAGGAAATGGTGTTTTGATGGAGAAGAGGATAACGCCATTGTTGGAGATAATGGAGAGGTCATAAAAGCCCGGAGTCCAGGAGGCCAACGAAAAGAGCTGAAACCCAGATGGTCAGACTCAAGAGTGTCAAATGACAACACAAGTTTGATGAACTTCCTTGCCTTTGCGGAGGGGAGAAGATCGGCATTCTTTACCATCCTCGGTTCAATTCCTGCCCAATTGAGCGAAAAGTTAACCCAGTCTATTGATGTCCTGACCATACTAATGAAATCAGAAGAGGGAACCCGAGCTCACAAATTGGCAATGCAAGAAGCCCCGGAGGCGGTCACAACACTACTGTTGGTGGTTCTAGTGGCAATCTGCACCTTGGGCTTGGTTTTCATTCTAATGAAGCCAAAAGCCACAGACAAGATGTCAATGGCAATGGTCACAATGGTGGTATGTGGTTACCTCATGAACTTGGGAGGCTTGTCTCACGCCCAAGTGGGAGGGGTCCTTTTGGTCTTCTTCATAATGATGGTTGTCATAATTCCAGAGGCCGGAACCCAAAGATCAATCAATGACAACAAACTAGCTTATGTTATGATTGTTGTCGGTCTGTTCATAGGAGCAGTTGCCTGCAATGAACTTGGCTGGCTGGAAAGGACCAAAGCTGACATATTTGGGAAGAAAATAAATGCTGAACCTGCTGGCTTGTTTCCAACAGTTGCATGGAACTGGATGGACTTTCGCCCTGGAGCTGCCTGGAGTCTCTATGTTGGGATGGCCACCTTTCTAACACCTGTTTTTGTACACTGGATAAAAAATGAGTATGGAAACGCCTCTCTCACAGGAATCACACCAACAGCTGGAATCTTAAGTGCTCTCAACCAAGGTGTGCCTTTCATGCGACTGAACACATCAGTGGCTGTCCTCCTTATCTCTGTGTGGAACAGTTTCACTGCGGCCAGTATGTTTGCTGCTATAATTATGCTAGCTGGACACTGTCTTTTAGTACTGCCTGGAGTGCGCGCACAATGTTTGCGTGAGGCTCAAATGAGAGTGTACCATGGTGTGGCAAAGAATCCAGTTGTTGATGGCAACTTGACGGTTGACATGGAGAAAGAGACAGAGATGCCGGACCTATATGAAAAGAAGCTAGCCTTGGTTGCTCTTGGTCTTGCAGCTTTGTTGAACGCATCCATCGTGAGATCAGCCTTAACCACAGCTGAACTAGTGGTTCTTGGATCAGCGGCTGTTGGCCCGTTGCTGGAGGGCAACACAAGCTCAATTTGGAATGGGCCATTGGCTGTGGCGGTCACAGGTGTGATGCGAGGAAACTACTACTCAATGGTTGGAATAGTCTACAACCTGTGGCTCTTAAAATCAGCTAGGAGAGGAGGAGGTAGTGCACTTACATATGGAGAGGTCTGGAAAAGACAGCTAAATTTATTAGGGAAAAAGGATTTTGAGACGTATAAGGTCAGCGACATCCTTGAGGTTGACAGAACACATGCCAGAAATGAACTGGGAAAAGAAGAAGATGCGACTGGAGTAGCAGTCTCTCGCGGATCAGCAAAATTAAACTGGCTCATAGAAAGGGGTTATGTGAAACCCAACGGCAGAGTGGTTGATCTGGGCTGTGGAAGAGGAGGCTGGAGTTATGCTTGTGCCGCTGAACGTCTAGTCACAAGCGTGAAAGCCTATACCCTCGGGAAAACCGGCCATGAAAGACCCCGCATGATTCAGAGCCTAGGATGGAACATCATTAAATTTAAAGACAAAGTTGACGTGAGTAGACTGGCGCCCCATGATAGTGATACCCTATTGTGTGATATTGGGGAGTCTAGTTCCAATCCTGAGATTGAAAAGGAAAGAACCTTAAAAGTTATAGGGATAATGTCCACCTGGATGAGTCCAAACACAAATGCATTCTGCTTCAAGGTTCTAGCCCCATATAAGCCAGAAGTGATTGAGGCTCTAGAAAAGTTTCAGCTTAAACATGGAGGAGGCATAGTCAGAAACCCCTTTTCTCGCAACTCCACCCATGAAATGTATTTTGTCTCAGGAATCCGTAATAACATTCTTCACATGGTGAACAGCACTTCAAAAATGCTCATGAGAAGAATGGCCCGTCCATCAGGCCGCCAGACTATTGTGCCAGACATTATTTATCCAATGGGAACAAGATCAGTTGCGAGTGAAGCTGGACCCATTGATCTTGGGAAAATACAAGACAGATTGAAAAGACTTCAAGAAGAGCAGAGTGGCACATGGTTTACTGATGCCGGACATCCATACAGGACATGGCATTACCATGGATCCTACATTGCTAAGCAGAGCGGGACCGCAGCTTCCATGATCAATGGGGTTGTTAAGCTCCTGTCAGGCCCCTGGGACCGAATTGAGGACGTGACTTCCATGGCAATGACAGACACGACACCTTTCGGACAACAAAGAGTTTTCAAGGAAAAAGTGGACACACGAGCCCCTGAACCTCCTGCAGGAACAAGAGAAATCATGAAAGTGGTAAACAAATGGCTTTTTGATTTCTTAGCACGCTCCAAGACCCCGCGCATGTGCACCAAGGAAGAATTTATCGAAAAAGTCAGGTCCCATGCGGCCCTAGGTGGAATTCTTGAAGAACAAGAAGGATGGAGTTCTGCGTCACAGGCCGTGGCAGACCCTAGGTTCTGGCGCTTGGTGGACAGAGAACGTCAAGCTCACTTGGAAGGCCGGTGCGAGACATGCATCTACAATATGATGGGGAAGCGTGAGAAGAAGCCCTCAGAGTTTGGAAAGGCCAAAGGAAGCCGAGCTATCTGGTACATGTGGCTAGGAGCCCGATTTTTGGAATTTGAGGCTCTGGGCTTCCTGAATGAAGATCACTGGTTGGGGAGAAAGAACTCAAAAGCAGGGGTGGAGGGAATTGGCCTACAATACCTGGGCTATGTTGTCCAAGAAGTGGCAAAAAATGGAAATGGACTGATCTATGCTGATGACACAGCGGGATGGGACACCAGAATAACTGAGGCTGATCTTGATGATGAACAATACATACTGGAGAAAATGAATGGTGAACACAAAAAATTGGCATGGGCTGTAATGGAGCTAACCTACAAGAACAAGGTTGTTAAGGTTCCAAGGCCTGGAGCAGGGGGGAAAGTCCTAATGGATGTCATTAGCAGGAGAGACCAAAGAGGCTCAGGCCAGGTTGTCACCTATCCCCTAAACACAGCCACAAACATGAAGGTGCAGTTAATCCGTATGGCAGAAGCCGAGAATGTCATAACACGGAATGATGTTGACCGAGTGTCACTGGTGACCCTCAAAGATCTGCAGTTATGGCTTGAGGTGAATGGCGTAGATAGACTGAAACGCATGGCAGTTAGTGGAGATGACTGTATTGTGGCTCCCATAGATGAATCTTTCTCAACATCATTACACCACCTTAATGCCATGTCAAAAGTCAGGAAGGACATTCCTGAATGGGAACCTAGCCGTGGATGGAGTGATTGGGAGCATGTTCCCTTTTGCTCGCACCACTTCCACACACTGCACTTGAAAGACGGCAGGACGATCATCGCCCCATGTAGAAATCAGGATGAGCTAATTGGAAGAGCCCGGATATCACCAGGAAATGGATGGCTGGTCAAGGAAACAGCAAGCCTGAGTAAGGCGTATGCCCAAATGTGGAACTTGATGTACTTCCATAGACGGGATCTTAGGTTAATGGGGAATGCTATATGCTCTGCGGTGCCAGTGGACTGGGTGCCAACGGGACGCACAACATGGTCCTTGCATGCGAAAGGGGAGTGGATGTCATCTGAAGACATGCTGGAAGTCTGGAACCGAGTTTGGATTCAAGATAATCCACACATGAAGGACAAAACTCCAATATTTGAATGGAGGAATGTGCCATATTTGCAAAAAGGTCAAGACCGGGCATGTGGGTCACTAGTTGGCACGTCATTGAGAGCATCCTGGGCTGAAACGATCCACATCTCAATCCACAGAGTCAGACAATTAATTGGCAATGAAAGATATGTCGATTACATGGAAAACATGGATAGGTTCAGCACCAAGACAAGTGGGACCTATGGAGAACTCATATAA